TTTTATTTTCCCATGAATGTCCGGAATGTAACAAAACAAAACAACTTATAGATTTGAGTTCTATTTTCAATAATGAGTAAATCAGATATTCTACTATCCTCAATTAACACATTCTATTTCGAAGAAAATAACCAATCTAAATTATTGAATATACTAGATAAAACAAGTGGTATTTCGTTACGAAACCTGGAATGGTTCATCACGAATTATGCGAAGAAGAATCACACATCGTACAAAACGAGCGACGGTAAGCTTTTCACCGTCCACTACGCATACAAATCAAGTCTCGATGGATACAGCAAAAAATTGTTCGACCCATTTTGTCGATCTGAAAAGTTTGTGTATACAGTCCCGGGTACATCTCATGAAATTCATACGACTCTGGCACAGTTGAATTTCATCAAATGGTGTATCAAGAATAAGATTATCGACTACATCCGTGAAAATAAAACAAAATTGTTCACACGAACGTGATTAAAAGAGTTTGTGAGCCACTCCACCTTTTACTCGAAGAATATTATAACTCTTCGCGTAAACACGTATGTACCGATTGAAGTAATTAAAAATCGAATTCACAAATGTCCTCGACTGCCATAGTTCGAATTCCATTATCTGCTCTTTCATTAAACTGAAATTTACTTGACCAGTCGGATACCATTCTTCGGGGTTAAGTGCAAAACTATACATATATACCCTTGATAATTTAGGTACATTCGAGTGGTGTCTCATAAATTGGGATATTCTCATAATTTGAGGCGTACCTACGTTCTCATTTATTATGGGGAGTCCGTCGAGTTTTAATGTTAAGTATTTCAGTTGTTCAACCGTTACCGTAAATTCGGAACCATCAAAGTCAACCCAGCGTACAGGGTCATAATTTAAAGGGCTCGTAAATACACCAATGTCTTGATGCACTTGTCTGTCTCTTTGAATAAAAAAGTACATCTCTTTGACTGGATTTGAAAAATTTAATTTACATTTGATAGAATTCGTTTCAGCATCTGCAGTTTTGAATTGTTCTTCTTGAAGTTCGGTTATGACGTAATCAATTTGTCTACACTTTAATTTTTTTCGTTCCGCTGCGTCTAGGAATACGAGCTCGGTGACTAACTCACATTTTGTTATTTTCGGGGCCTCTGTGATTGTAGGCGGTAAAGCAGTACTCACCATCGCGAGAGTATCACTCGGAGTTTGAGTAGATGAAAATTTGTAAACGAGTTCGTTATAGTCTCTCAACTTTATGCGAATCGTGATATCTTGTAACGTAATCGCACACAACGGTAGAGCTAATTCTGGGTGTCTATGAAAATAGAATGGTAAGTCAATGATACAATGTAATTTATTGTTCTTTAATTGATTATAATTAACTCCGAAAGATGGTATGTCTAAAAGACTGTCTTCTCTTCTATTGATGAGATTTTTGAACGCAGACTTTTTAGTATCCGCGTGGAAAGCTTCTGTGTATAGTTGCAAATAGTCACTTGTTATTCGATTTATAATGGTACCTCCTATCATCAATTCTGCGTATTCTATTAAAGCATTCCCGAATGAATCGATGTAATAGTGGTCAACATCTATGAGTTCACTGGTTTCTATTTCCAAAGATACAGATTTCAGTAAATCTCCTGTGTTCATAGGAATTATAAATTCACATATACTACCAAAGTTACCATTAAATTCTATATTTCTATATTCCTTGGCAAAGTGTGTATTTTTTTTTACGAGTTTAGTGAAATACGAATAATCATAGTCTACGAGTACACTCTCAGCTACCCCCAGTGTATGAAGGTTTAACCTTCCTGTAGACATTACTAGTATAGTTGATTAAAATTTTAAGCCAGCTAATCCATGATAAAAAACGAGTACATTATGACTCACAGCATATATCCGAATCATCACGTCTTCATTTGTATCCAACGGGAGATCTATCTTCAATTCTTTGTGAACGATACGACTCATGTTTACACTTCCCATATGAAGACCTGAAATAGGATTGAGGGAAAATGAATACGAACAGTATTTACCACCACCATCTAGATCGTTCCCGGATGGTGACGATACATGATTATCGAGTGACTGCTTGAACGATAAAAATTTATTCTTCCTATCGAAAACTACAGCGTTATTAAATTTCAATCGAATATTTTCAATGTCTACATACATACGCCTATCGGATACACGATTCGCAACAAAAAACAATTCACTGACGGGGTTTTTAAAATTCAGTAGCATACTTTTACTCGACACACCTTGAGACATTTTAAATTCGGATACTTGTAATTGCTTAATGTTCTGAACAATTGGATAATTTTCAGTAAAAGACTTTTCATCCATCCCCACGTGAATATAGGATACGTTAAGAGCCGTTTCAAATAATTCCTGTCTAAAATATATTTCACCGATTTGTCGAAGTTTGATTGTTATTCGAATACCCTGCTTTTTTAGCGAACAGCATGGTAGGGATAACTCATTGACATTATGAAAATAGAATGGTATGTCTAAAAAAAATGGATTATCCTCTGCGGTAGACGAATCTCTAAATATCTGACGGACATTATTCGAACCATGTGCATATAAAAATTCATACGTTGAAATATCTCGTGCATGACTTTGGTGATATATAGCAATATACTCCCCAGATAGTTTTTGAATTGATTGCTCTCCTATAAACAATTCAGCATATTCTATGAGATTATTAGTCAAAAACGATTTATAATAGTTGATTGGTACATTCGTAATTGTTTTCAATTCACCTTTCAAGCATACCCGATTTATAAAGTCACCAGAATCCGTAGGTACTCTGAACGATAATGTAGAACCAAAATTCGTAGGGGTTTCTGACGCTATGGGATAGAGTGATTTATAAAAAGGTGTATGCTTTTTATATACATTCAGAAAATGACTTTGTGTTGGGTTATCGGTTATGAATGTATCTTGAACGCCATTAGCAAACAACAGCATATATACTTATAAAGTGTTTTTTTTAATCTCTAACAGTCATGAAACCATCTCGAAAATCAAATTGGTTATATGCTATGTAATACATATGCATTTTGTATAGTGTACTCAAATCAAGAGATTTATGAAACTCTGTTTCTATGAAACTTTTATCCGAATTAATTTTTTTAAAATCTAAAATCCCAGATTGTTGATGTTTAGATGGATACAATGATAGATTATACGTATAAATATGAGTGGTTGGTGTGTTTAGACCACTTTCATACGGAGTGTAATATTTAAAGTATCGATGATTCTGGTCCCCTGATACATATTGTACCGACTCACCATTGAGGAATATTTGAAAACTTTCAGCAATTTCGAATCGTTTTCCATCTGCACGTCTAAACTCAACCGGATTGCTCGTAAGATTGAATCGCAATTTATATTTAGTTGAATCATCTTCATTCTCATTTTCCTGTCTTCTATAAAACCAATGAAATATCTTCGTAGCATTATCTGTTGAAAAATTCATTTTAAATCTACGAATATTCACTTCAGACGACTGTTCACTATGTTTATATACAATATCTGGGCTGAATGTGTAAGGAGAAGATGCTAAATATAACCTTTCTTCTGATTCGAGTTTTATTTCCTCTGTTAGTATTGTAAATTCGGGTAAGGTTATAGTATCAGAAAAATTTGTGAAGAATGATTGTTTATGAAACTGAATTTCGAATGTTATTTTTTGACGATATATCGAGCATAATGGGAAACACGGTCTATTTTCAGAAGCATCATATTTTCTAGAAAAGAAAAAATGAAGGGGTATGAGCATTTCCCTGTCTAAAAATCCTAAATCCCCACCTTGTCTCGCAAAGTACGTATAATTAAATCCGTTATTTGTAAGTAATTGAATCGCCTCGTGTTGTGTATCACTCAAATATAATTCATTATATATGAAGTTCCAATCATCTGTGAGTTCTTCTAATTTTATCCCATCTACATACATTGTGATACTCTTAATAATATGTAACGAGAGCTGATCTGGATAATTTGTAGTATTGTTCAATTTCGGCATCTTCAGTTTAATCCACATGTCACTCAGTAAGTCTTCCATTTGTCGTGGGTTAAATTCAACTATTACCGTTCTACCAAAAGGCCAATTTGTATCTGTAGATGGTTTGGTCACGACTGTACTCTTAATTAATTTTGTGAAATTTGAAAATTTGTTCATCTTATATTTAAAGAATGAATCTTCAGGGTCTTTGGAAAGGAGGTGTGTATCCTGCTTTCCAATAGCTTTGAGGGAAATCTTAGCAGCCTCACCCATACTTATCTATTGCTCACATATTTTTAATATCATTCTTCCATGTGGTGATATTGAAAATCTGTCTAGAGAAATTAAAAGAGTATTTGCCCCATGCCATTATTGATACGGAGAATGTTATAACTTTTAGCGATTATGATTACCTGTTTTTTAAAATATATTGGTCCTATACCATTTGAAGCTTGATGACTCCCATCATAGTTTAGCTCCATAGTCAAATTTGCATCTTTTATTATACTAAAATCTAAATACCCACTTGGATCTAATTCACCTGGTTGTAAAGCAAAACTATATACACCTATATTACGGAATATGGGTGAGCGTTTATGATACATATTTGGCATAGTTATTGACAGGAATAAACTATCTCCCGTAGTTTCATTCAAAATTGAGATTCCATCACATGTTAAAGTTACGAATTTTTGTTGTGTATACATAAGTGGAACGTGTTTTTTACCATAGACACTCTTTTGCCAAGTTTGGAAATCACCGGGATACAAACTCAAATCAACTCCGCGTATTTGATCTAGTAGTGTTATCTGTGCATCTGACCATTTTTCATTCTTTTTTGCTATAAAATATAACTCTTTTACTGGATTTTTTAAATCTAATCTAAATTCTCCAAATTTAGATTGTGGTTCGATGCTAAATGTGTTATGTTGGTGTTGTTCTATTAATAAATTCATAGGTTTAGATTGTATTTTACACCGCTCAATTTTATCTAAGTGTACTAAATCTAGATTAACTGTAAAATTTTCTAATTCAAGTTGTCGTGTAAGTCTCTTTTCGGCTATAGGATGCCAGATGTACGGAAGTGGTATATTTGCTTCCGTTTCGTTGCCACCTAAGCCGTTCGCGTACGCCTGCTCCCCGGCTACAAAAATAGTTTCTTGCGAAGATCGTAGTTTTATTCGGACTTTAAGTTCTTGCTTATTAATTGCACATAAGGGAAACCCATTTTTAGGGCGGTTATGAAAATAAAACGGAAGTTGTATTCTAAATTCTGTAGCGATGTTCCCACTTTGCGTTGTAGATTTATATTGGCCATCTAACCATGCATGTATAGTGGATCCGTAACCTAGTCCTGTATAAGCCGGACCATGCATAATATCTAAACTTGGTGCATACGAATCAGGTACGTTTAATTCATTATAAATAAAGATATCATCCCCAGTTATTTTATCGATAACTTGATCTCCCAATAATAATTCTACATATTCAATCACAGAAATTCCGAATTTTTCAATGACTCCCATTAATGTACGCTCGTTCACTGTGTTAAAACTCCCAAGAGGAACAAGACCATCTATTAAACCCGGTATTTTAGATTCATCGCAATTAAATGATAATGTTACCCCCTTAAGAATATCACCATATTTTGCTGGGATCGTCACATCAATATAGTCATCTGTATATATTTTCTTATCAAAATCCATTTTAAAATTTCCATTTGCCCAATTTGTATATTTATTATATTTTTTAGTAAAAAAGGAAAATGACGGGTTATCTAACAAAAGGTCACTGGCATGACCTTTTGTTATTATTTGGACGCGACCAGCCATATATTATTATAACATTAGTATTTTAAGCCACATAATCCACCTGAGTATACCATCATATTATAACTCGTAGAATAAATATTAACTTCAAGAGTATCACCGACTAGTATTTGAGACGCATTATCCGGTATTTGTTCGTTGGTAGGGTGTCCGGATAGGTATGTGATGAATTTTGGATTAATTACAAATTTTTGATCAATTATACGACTGAAATTTAAATGACCAGATGGTTCATTGTTTAAAGGGTATAATGCAAATGAATAACTACCAGATTCATCAAATCGAGTCCCCGTCTCGTATATATTTTGAGATTGTGAGGATCTGGAATTAATTAACGAATTTTCATGTACTAATTTAACATACGAATCATCAAAAATATAATTACCATTAATTTTAAGTCCCGCTGAAAAAAATGGGGTATTTAACATATATTGGTAGCGAGAATTGAATACATTTGGTGTATATCCATAGCTTGTTATTAAATCTGATAATCGTGTTTTTTGTGTTGCGAAAAAATATATATTTTTAACTGGATTAGCCAGGTTTAATGGTATTTCCGTCCTATGATCATGACCCTCACTTTTTTTAATTATATCATGTTGGTGTAAATTAGTTTGTGTAATTAATTGGGTAACTGGTTTCGATTTCAAAAAGTTCAATTCATCGCGATCTAAAAAGGTAAATTTTGTTAATAATGAAGCTGACTCTATGTTTGTATTGAGTGTATACGGTTTTAAGAATGGATGTAACAATTTATCAAAGGATTTAAATTTGATTTTCACATAACAATTTTGTTTAGTGAGTTTACATGCTAGTATAGATGCTGGCAAATTATTGTAAAAATAAAATGGTAAATCTATATACATTTGTTTCAAGTTCCAATTATGTTCTACAATATCACTACTATCTATTGTAGTTGTGGTCGTAGACGCGAACACATACACGTTTCTTGATCTGTTTCCTGCAATAATAGTATTGCCATCAGTATAAACAGAATCACCCTTACCAGATCCACTTGGTGTAAATTTTTGATCATAACTCCACCCAGAAGTTAAGTCTCCCGGTGTGTCACGATTGTATATATATATACCATCTGAACTGGATGTGGACCCGATTACTATGATATCATTCTTTATAGACACACTATCACCAAAAAAAGTGTTCGCTGCACCATCACCTGGTGTCAATATACTCGTTTGTTGCCACTCAATGGAACCTCCTGAAACGTGTACACGACGCGTGTATACGAATGCCTCGTAAAAGTATTGATCTGTAGATACAACATATCGTCCTCTCCTACACCCAACCAGTAAAGTATCACCACTGAGTGATACAGACCTACCGAAATCCCCCATACTCCCACTTACTGAATATTCTTGACTCCATGTAGAATTGAGATCCCCTAGTGTGTCACGTACGTATACATAGACGCGATTTGCCCCATCACCCCCAATTGCTACTCTATCACCACTGAGTGAAACTCTAAAACCTGTATTATAAACTAATGAAAGAGTCGAACGTAAAGTCCATGTAGAATTGAGACTACCCGGTGTGGTACGTGTGTATATGTAAACATAATTCGATCTCCAAGTTCCAACCGCTAACGTGTCACCATCGAGTGATACAGAAGTACCAAAATAAGGTCTATAAAGCGAAGTATCTCCATCAATTGTATGACGTAGAGTCCAAGTTGTCCCGATACGTGTGTATATATAAACACTTCCAACAAAATAATCTCCATTTATTGTTTCTCTTGGCATTCCCACTGCCAATGTATCACCATTAATAGATACACTCGCACCAAATCCTGGACTCGTACCCCCAGTACCTGAACTTGACAATCTCTCAGTTTGAGTCCACCCAGCCGACGCGTCTCCCGGTGTATCACGTGTAAATACGTATACAGCATTACCCACGTCGGCTCCAACCACCACTGTATCACCATCGAGACCCACTTGTTGATCTTCACCGAATTCGTCAGTTGAATTACCACCAGTGGCTTGTAAATTTGCCACTTGTTGAATACCAGTTGTAGTTACACTGGTGTTATTAGTACCAATAACCTTAGGTGTGGAACCATACGGCATCTTATAAGCTTCATTTTGATAGAGAATGGCGTCATTGAAAATGTATCTAGCTGAATGATATTTATGGTATAAATAAATCCAATCACTCGTAATTTTTTCTATAAGAGTTCCACCAATATAAAGTTCCGCGTAATCTATTGCATGTATACCAACGTTAGCCGTAAATGGATCATCATAGCTACCATCATTCGCTGCATAACCGTTGTGTCCTACACTACCTGTAAAATGACCCGAACTTATAGAAGCTTTATAAAATAACTTATATCGAAGTGTAAATGTATTTATCAAATCACCAGCATCTACTGGTATAATACACATAGTTTCTTCACCTAACTTTGCATTTACTAAAGGAATTTCAATTGTATTAAATGCAAATTTCGTATGTTTTTTAAAAACTGATAAGAAATGAGAAAATGTAGGATTTTTTGATAAAAATTCATTTTGTAGTCCAGTTACGGATAGAATTAATTTACCTGACATCTATCTAGTCTAATTACATCACACATTTTTCTTTTAAGTAATTGATACGAAACCATTATTAAATTGAAGAATTTTAAAACCTGTATAGTACATATGAAATTTGTATTCAGGGTTGACCAAGAGGCTTGGGGCGACTGATGATCCATTGCCACCGTGCAGGATGTTTAGATTTTCAACTAATTCGAAGTAAAGTTTGGTTTTTTCGGAATTTAATCCGGAAAAATCGAGAAATCCCGATGGCATGGTACTTTTAGGGAACAATGCAAAATTGTATGAATAGATAGTATTAAATATATAATTCGGTACTGGGGCTGTGAATGCACTGGTACTAGGGCTTTGACCTGATACAGATAATTGTGATTGCATTGGTATATAAATTAAAAAGTATTCATGATCAATATTAGATATATTAGGGAATCGTTCACCATTCAATGAAAAATATGCACTCTTTAACACATTTGGGGTCCCCGTGTAATTATTACCCGCTCCATATTGCGATTTAGTAAAATTGAACCTATTTGATGTATTTTGAGATCTTACATACGGGAGCGCATCGGTTGTCTCTATATGTCTGTATTCATCTTCATTTTCGTATCCACTGTACCGAAAAAACCAATGAAAACATTTGACAGGTATTGACGGCTCTAATTGTACTTCAAATAGTCGTTTATTTGTTTCTAATGGTATACTTGAATGTTTATTAACAAAATCACAAATAATTTCTCTATTATTATTTTTAAAAAATAGGGACTCTTCATTAGAAAGTGTGATTTCTTCGGTTACAATTTTAAATTCTTTTAATTTTTTAGCTGGTGGAAGAGTTGGTGGCCCTCTCCCAATGTCACCACCAGAATTATAGGACTGTTTTTGAATAGTAAAAAATGACTGTTTGAAAAAATCAATCTCGAGCGTTATTTTTTGTTTATAGATTGCACACAGCGGAAATGGTATTTTATTTTGTTTATTATTTGAATATACATCTCCACCATAATTTTGGCTAAAAAAGAATGGAATATGAATGTACATATTATTATATGCTCTACCCTCTTCACCCACCGAGGCGCCAACTATATTTCGATTGTATGCTGCATTTGCACTTATTTTCTGAGATTCTGTTTGATATAAATTATCATGAATAATACACCAATCCGCAGTTATTTCCTCTAATATTTCTTCATCGACAATAAATTTAATACTCTTTATTATTTTTCTTCCCAATAACTGTACATCCCAAGACCAATCGACAGTTTCAGGCATCGTGAGAATACTAGTGTGTCCGACGGGAAGCCCCCCCGCTCCGAAACCCATCCCGTAATTTACGTATCCTCCCCAAGTTTCACTATACTGGTAACTGTCGAAACCACCGAGTGACCAGAAATCAGAATTTGGAAAACCGGCACCAGGATTTCCAGCGCTTCGAACTGCAATCCATAAATCATCATAGGATGTATATTCACTTGCTTCTAGAGTCGTCCCGAATATATATATTTCAGCTACTTCCGATACGAAAGTAGCTGAAGTAGTCCATTCTGGTAGTGTAATATTTATCCATAGATTTGTAAGAAGATCTCCCATACTTTGTGGGTTCATTGTAACCCTGACTGTTTCCCCAAATGGCCACGTTGGAATATTACCGTTTTCAATTACAGTATGTACATTATGATATTTTCTAAATTCCGAATTTTGTTTATACGAAGGATTAAAAAATGAATCTTTGGGGTCTTTGGAAAGGAGGTGTGTATCCTGCATTCCAATAGCATTGAGCGCAATGTTAGTAGCCTCACCCATACTTATCTACTGCTCATATATTTTTAATATCATTCTTCCACATCGTGATGTGACTGGTCTTCATCATCTTCTCCAGATCCTCTTTTGCCTGCGTCGCCTCATCTGTGAGTGCCTTGACGCGCTCCTCCGTGTATTCGACCGTTCTCGTATTGAGGAGGTAGTCCAAGTTCCCGTCAATCTTGGGAAAGATAGAGGACATCTCCGCCTCG